GCTCCTACATTTTGAGCTATCATTTTTTTAGCTACTGCTATTCTTTTAGGGTCTCCTGAAGGTTTACTTGGATTTTTTGGATTAGGTTTCGTAGCTTTTTCTATATATTTAGAAATTTGGTCTCTAGTAAGTTCACTTCCTTTAACTTTTTTAGCATAATCTTGAATTTGTCTAGGAGTTTTAGCTCCACTTTTTAAAGCATCTCCAATAATTTTTCCTGTACCTGTAGGAGCTGATTTAGTAACAGATTTAACTAATTTTGTTCCTCCTCCTAGTTGTTTTATTTCTCTAGTTTCTGGAAGCTTATTAGCAAAATTTTTAGCTAATGCTTTTTTCTCAGTATCTATTAAATTTTTAACTGATGGATGATTTAGAAATTCTGTTCTAGTAACTGTAAATTTTCCATCTTTTTTATAAGCTTGATTAAATGATTTGGTTAATTGTTTTACTGTTGGATTTTTTTTAAGTTTAAGTAAGTCTTTTGCAGCTTTAACTACACTACTAAATTTTTTCATTTGTGTTCCCCCTTATTTTACAAATATGTTTGGTACAGGTTTTAACTCTGTAGCAAAATCTTTTGGTTGTTGATATTCTTCATTAACAACTGCATCTTGAATCGGACCATGAACGTCAGGTCCCTTTCTAGCAGCTCCGTATCCTTGACCTGTTGGTTTTCCTGTAATTTCAGAAAGCTTTGGGTTAGGATGTAAATTAGTTCTTGGTCCCATTAGTTTCCTCCTTTATCATAGAACGATTGAATAAATTTATTTCCGTCATTGGATACTTTACCTCCATAAAGTTGGTATTGCATCCCAGTCTTCTTGTTCTTTTTATTTTTTTTATTACCTGGTTTAGTAATTTGTTGTGATATATTTGTTCTTAACATAACCATATTATACCTTATCATATAGGGAAGATACAAGCTCATTCCCTCCTATCATTCCTCCACGTTTTTTCTTTTTTGTAGGAACTACCTCTAATTTTGGAGGAGGTGTATTTGATGGTGGAACAACTTTTTTGCTTGTAACTATTTCTGGTTTTGGTTTAAAATCTCTAATAATATTACGTAATGTAGATTCAGGATATGCTTTTAATTCTTTTAAAATCTCTGAAACTTTTCCTAATTTTATATCAGGATTATTTTTAGCATATATTTTTAATACTGCTAGAGCTTGTTCTAAAGTTTTCTTTTTCATTAGTTTGACCCTCTACCAATTTTTCCTCCATATTGTCTAGCCACAAATTTGTTACCATCAATATTGATTTTACCACCTTTTTTTAAGTCTTCAACTTTTTGAAACATTTTTGGTCTGTTTTTTAAATATTGTTGCATTATTCTATCTTCTTTAGCTATACCTCTATCTATAGCTTTATCACTAAGTTTAACATCACTTGGGTTAATATTTTTCTTTTTAGCTTCTTTTTCAATTTGTTTTGCAATCATATCATCTAATTTTTTTTGAAACTTTTTATATCCAGGACTTTTATCTTCAATTTTTCGCATTGCTTTTTTAATAAATTCTTTTGCTCCTGGTAATTGTAAAATTTTTTGTAACATTAGTTTGACCCCTGTATTAAAGTATTAGGTCCACCTGTAGGACTATTTGCACTTTGCATATCATCTTGTCTTGTTCTTCTTGCTTGATTACGTAAACCATCAATAGCATTTTTATATCGTGTTTCAAACAATGTCATGTTTTCAAAGTTTTTCATAAACACACTAGCTTCAATCATGCATGAATAAAATAATGCATCATAACAAAACTCACTAAAATAATTGGTGGGATTAGCTGAAGTTAAAGCTGCAGGACGTGATACAGTTTGTATCTCTCCTGATAATGTAGAAGTGGGAGTTGGTACAATATAAATAGATGTATTATTTTTTCTTGAATAGTATCGAGGAACTCCTGTAGATGCACTAGCATAAGGAAAATAATCTATTGCATATTCATATGTTCTTTGTAATAAATTAACTTTAACACCTGCTGAGACACCTGTAGTAGAAGCACTAGTTGTATAGTTTACATTTCTAACAACTCTAGTGCCTGAAGGAAGTGATACTGTAGGATTGCTTGCTGATAATGTAATCGTTGTAAAAACGTCTAACCCAAAATCATCTAAGTCTTTTGTTAAACGTATTTCTGCTTTCTCAATAAAATAAGGAATCTGGTCTGCAAATTCTGTAGAATCATTTTCCGTAGTATTGATTAAATCTGTTGTTAAAAAAGAATAAGTCGACATGACCTATCCTAAAAAGATAGTTATTAAACCTGCACCAGGAGCTGACACACTAATTGTTGCTTCACATTTTACTCCTAATTCTCCAATATACGTATCTATTTGTCCACTAGCAGGAACTTGAAATTTAATAACACTACCATTTTTATCTGTAATATCAATAGTGCCTGCATCAGGTGAATAAGCATTTACAGCTATAATTCTTGATGTAGCACTTGTACTTACTAATACTCCTGACCCTGCTCTTGACTTTGATTTAATATTTGTTGTCATATTTTATCCTTATAGTAGGGAGAGTATTTTACTACCCTCCCTAAAGTTAATGGTTATTAACCACCTGGGTTTCCGAACCAACCTCTCCAGTCAGATACTCCAAATGAATATCTTTCTCTGGCTTTAAATCTGAGGTTACCAGTATCAAAATCAGGTTCCATCTTAGTTTGTAAAGGTGTTCTTACAAACATCTTAGTTCCATTTGGTACATCAGTTTTAAGGAACCATGCATCGGTATCAGTAAAACGTCTGTTTGAATAGAACCCTTCTGGAATCAGACCCATATGTCTAACAGCATTTATTCTGTTAGCAAGCACAGCAGTATCTTTTGCAGCAGAAGCAGGGAAACCGATTGTGTTTCCTGCAGCATCTGTTTGTGCTAGAATATTGGTTGAACCAGGAGAACCTAATACTTGGTCAGCAGTAAATATTAAATCTACTGGTACATGTAAAGATACAGGAGAAGAACCAATTAAGATACCTCTGTCATCTGTATATTTTTGTACTAAGGTTATAGCATTCTCTAATGAACCTTCTGATAAGTCAGCACCAGTAGCAGTATTGCTTTGGTTACCTGCACTTACAGTTGGGTGAGCATTTGAGAAAAATGCTACTCCGTCACCGATTTGGTTAGCAGCAGCAGCACTAAAACCAAAGTTGTAGATATCTGCAGCTTTAGCTTGTTTTGTGCTTGCCATAGCTCTAGCTAAACCTTTTGCTCTTAATTTAGCAAAAGAGTCATAGAGGTTATCCTCCATGGCTTCTTCGGTAATTGCAAAAGCTAATGCGATTGTTTCGTTGGTATACCTTGCAGTATAACTCTCAGAAGCATCATCAAAAACAACTGCAGCACCTTCTTGTTTAACAGGAGCTTCACCAAATCCTGTAAACAGAACTTCTTCTTCAAAAGCTCTGTCTGAGTTTTCTATTTCATAAAGAGGTTCGTGTTCGTTATTAACCTCACCATACTCCAATCCAAAAACTGAATTTAGTCCAGGAAGGAGTTCTTTGCTTATAGCAGCTCTATTTATAGCCATGTTATATTTCCTTTCCTATTAAGCAGTTGAGACTGTAGTTGTGACATAATTGTCAAAATGATTATTTAATCTAACTTCATACCAAGGATATTGGTCTGTAACACCTGCTGAAGTGCAAGTATCAGTATCCCATGGAGCTCTTCTAATTACTCTTAAATTACTTTGAGCATCTCCACATCCACTTGAGTCAAATACATAACCACTATTACCTGTTATTTTAGAACCTGTTCCAACAATCCAAGGTACGTTAGTTGGTTTAGGCATACCTACACCAGATACTGCAACAACTGAAGCATCTCCTTGAATAAAATAAGTTTGAGCAGGGTCTCTAGATATATGAATTTTTATATCTGTTCCTGAAGTTCCACTTTCCCAGTATCTTCTAAATACTTGTTCTCCGTCGACATTGACATAACTAATTCCTTGAAACACACCAATACACTTGTCGGAAGCATCTGCAGGACTTGCTTTAACAGAAGTACTTGCATATGCAATTAAAGGGTCACCGACGTACATGCTACCTAAAGCAGCAGAAGCAACTGTAGTTGTTGGCTCCCAAGAAATAGTATCAATACCAGTAGAGTTGGAACCTTGACCATTTTTTCTCGCAAGAACTAGTCCACGAGGGGCATTTACACTAGCCATAGTTTATTCCTTTCTAAATAA